GCTTAATGATGTATACATGACAAATCACTCCCTTCCTACAGGCCGTGGTTTAACTGCTGATTATAATTCTATGATCAACAAGATGTATGGCGCATATGTTTTTTATGTGCTTTACAAGGAAAAGTTTTCCGTTGCTCCCACCCTTACTTATTACATATCCAACGTTTTTGACGCTGTATATGGAGATGATAAGATAACTGGTGTAAGCAATCTTTGTAAAGATTGGTTTAATGGTCGTACGTTTGAGACCATTTGTAATAAAATGGGTTTTGAATTTACCCCCGCTTCCAAAGGTGAGTGGACTTATTCCACTCGCTCTGTCTATGATTGCACCTTTTTAAAGAGGAGTTTTCGTATTCATCCATCACTGGGAGTTGTAGCTCCCCTTGATAGAAAATCAATGTTAAGTACCTTGAATTTTGTTTCTGACGATTTTCGTAATAACGAATTGACTGAAACAAAGTTAGGTAACTTTCAGCGTGAAGCTTTTCTTCACCCTGATTACATTTCCCTCATGTCCCACGTTGATCAATATGTTCAGCGTGTTTGTGTTCCATTTCTTGCTTTATCTGACTCATATTTACGAGGTTTGTATAAATCTGGTAAGTATGATGAATTGTTAGTCCACAATTAAATATCCCTATAAGGAGTCATTATAATCTGTCGTTCGCTAAAGGAAACTGCCAGCGCCCTATTATAATATTTACTATGAATTCAATTATGTCATCCCAAGGTGTTCAAATCATCACTCGTCCAATTACTTCCACATCCGATCGTCAAGGATACACTTCTTCTATGGAGGAAGCTGATAATGTTATCCAAGAGATCCCGTGGACTCTAGATGCTATGGTTCAACGTCCATCGTTTAACTCTACATTTCCCTGGTCCACAACTAACACTTCTCACACTGTACTCGCAAAATTGCGCATACCTCAAGATTTGTTAGTTACCAATATCACCACTGCTCCTTTTAATTCTTTTAAATACTGGCGTGGAGATGTTGAGATTCATGCGCAGGTTGCAGCCACTCCTCTTCATCAAGGATTGGTTTTGTGCTTCTTTGTGCCACTTACCACTGACGCATTTTCTGAAACTAATATAGTTTCAAATTTTGCGGCTGCTACAGTCAATCAGTCGATGTATTTGTATGCAAATACCAACACATCGTCTAAGATGACTATCCCATTTCTGAGTCCGTTACACTACTTGGATCTGGAAGATTCTAGCCCTGCATCCACTCTTGGAAGTTTGGGCTATTTTTATGTTGTGGTTTTCAATCCATTACAGGCAGCTGTCTCTGCCTCCACAACTGTGACCATTTCGTTGTTCTCCCGAATGATTAATAATTCATTCAAGGTTCCACGACTTAATGGTTCTACTGATTTTAGAGCTCAGTCTAAATTACTCTCTAAACTTCAGTCAATACCTCAGAGGGCTACTAACGCCTTTAAAGATGTTGGAGATTCACTCAAAAGCGCTGCCAAGCGTATTTTGCCAGAAAATCTAGTGTCTGATGCTATTGACTCTGCATTTGGAATAATTGGTCTTGACAAACCAATTGATCCCAATATGCAAACGCCGTCTCGTTTTGTATCGACGTCTACTTTAAATTTTGCTAATGGTGTAGAATTTATAGATAAGATGTCAGTTTTTCCCGACAAGATGGCTCTTGTGACTGCTGAAACTTTTGCTACCTTAAATGATGAAATGAGTTTTGACGATCTTAAAAGACGTTTTACTTATTTGGGCTCATTTACACAGTCAGTCTCTCAAAATCCAGGCACGGTGTTGGCTTCATTGCCAATTAATCCAATCCCCAGTTATGTGTTGCAACAGGCAAATCAGGTGCCCCTGCTATCATATATCTCTGTTCCTTTTAATTTTTGGAAAGGGGGATTAACATACAAAGTCCAGGTTATTTCTACGTCTTTCCAAACTACTAAGTTGTTTTTTGGTGTTAATTTTGGTCAGTACGCTGCCCTTTCGACAATTAACATCAATACAGTGACTTCACAGTATGGATCCGCTTTTGAAATAAATCAAGGTTCTAATGAATTTGAGTTTACCATTCCTTACGTAAGTAAGACTCATTCATTGTATGTGCCTAACGACAATACCCCATCTGATTTAGATTCACTTGGTACTATTAATATTGTCGTGTTAAATGCTTTGGTGGCTCCGAATAATACTCCCACTACCATTTCATTTAATGTGTTCATTGCTGGCGCTCCAGATTATGAAGTCAATACTTTAAGTTTGATGAATAATTTGATGCCCGCCCAAAATGGACCAGCGTCTGAAGACTTTGAATTAGTGTCAAAGCCTTTTCGCGCCCAATCTATGTCAGTTGCCCCATTGCAGACAGCTCAAACTGACACTTATAAGACCCAAGAAGATAACGTAGTTGCTCCCAATGATTCTGTAGTTCAACGTGTTGATTTAGCTGAAACTAAGGTGGATTCCCTCCGCCATTATTTACGCAAATATCAGTATGTACGAAGAGTTGCTTTTACGGTTGACTTTCTTGCTTCGACATCTTATGCTCCTTCTTATACAGCTATAGATGTTCTGGATGTTTTGGCGCCACACAATCCCTTTACAGCGCCAACAGTTGCTGCCATTCCTATTTTTCAGTATCCCGGTCTGTTATCATATTACAATCCTCTGTATCGATCATTTAAGGGAGCTTTGCGGTTTAAATTCGTGTTAGAGCAGTATCCAACTACAGGCTCATTTTCGGTTTATTATGCCCCAAAGGCAAAGGGTGTTAATATGACAGGGTCTGCTATTGCTGATTATCTTGCAAATGCGGTAGATCCAGATCCTACTGACCCTGCTCCTGCCACTACGACTACTGGTCTTTTCATAGCTAATAACTATATGACTAGACTAACAACTGTAGTGTGCAATTCTCTGCAAAAGACCATTGAGTGTGAAGTTCCTTATAATTCCCTTTACAAGCATGTTTTAAATCGTTTGCCAACTGGAGAATCCTATCTAGACTCAGCTGAGTTTTCTAGTTTAGGAGCTCTCTATTTGGTGTATGATCCGATCATGACTCCACTGGAAGCACTTAATGGAGGTGAGCAACAAATTTTCTATATGAAAGTTTTTACTTCATTTTCTGATGAAGCTCGGTATGGAATACTTTATAATGTTCCTTTATTAGTTCCTAATTACGCTAATTCTACCGCCTTGCCCACTCCGGTGTCTATATTTCCTGATAATTATAGCCCCACAATAAATCCTAATTTTACTCTTACAGTAGTGTAAGAGAATTAGGTCGACACTAGCTGATGTGTCGTAAGTTATAGAGCGAAAGCTCGTGTGTATTTCTCAGCTATGATCCTTCATCTTTTAAGATGTTGGGTTGTAGCGTGAAATGCGACCCAATATTTTAAAAGAGAAC